AGTACCATTCCGCATCGTTCTTGACTTTGTCGGTGAGGCGGGTGATTTCGTCCATGCTCATCTGCGTAGATTCCTCGCTGGTTCTGCGGACCATGCCCTTGTTCATGTACTTAAATGCCAAGACCATGGGTAGTTCATAGTACAGCCATTGCACCATTGCTGGTTGGATGTAGTCCTCCAAGAGCGTGGTGTTGAGTGCCGTAGTCGTACCGCTGACCACTTGGCTCACCATTTCCGAGTACAGGGCCGATCCGACTATTGGTTGGATCCTCATCTCCTGCACCTTCACGATGGTAGGCCGTATCTGCGTGAACGATACGTTCTCGTTGATTACGCTATTGTCCAAGAGCGTTTGCTCGCTTATGAATAGTGCCTTCATGCTGCGCTTATTTTGTTGCCTTTACGAATCACAATCTGCTGCTCCCAAACGTGGCGGCATTGCGGACGGTTCACGCCATTCTTCATGTGGTACCAACCACCCCTGCGGTTCCAAACGGAGTAGCCCATAATGCTGCTGATGCCGTCAATATCGGCACGAGTGTACACCTTGCCTTGGTCAGCGAGGTCGAGCATCACCTTGCAGAACTCACGGCTGCTGCTCTTATCCGCATTGCTAAATCCTGCGGCCCATGCGTATTTGTACCGCACTTCAAGCACAGGTTCGTCCGTTGGCTTTGCGCCTTCCTTGGCAATGGTGTCCACAGCCCTTGCGATGGGGTAGCGGTCTTTGTTCATCAGGTAGGCCACACGCTTGGCGACCTTGGCCTTGCTGACCCCGAACTCCTTGGCCATTTCTTCCACACTTGCGTCACGGTTCTTTTTGCGGTAGGCCACAATCTTTGCATCCAGTTCCTTCTCCTCCTCGCCAAGTTCAGCGAAGGCTTGACGAACTTGAGCATCCAAGTCGGAATCAAACCGAATTGGCCTGCTATTCATAACAACGTACTCGTCCGCATTGCTTCCGAACTTGCTGGCAACGACCTCCAAAACCTTGAACTCCTCATCGCCCCAACCGAGGTCGCTCTCGTCATCTTCCTCACCCCATTGCGGTTCGCTGAACTCCTGTGTCTGCACGCCAAGCATCGTGTCAATCTCTTGGGCCGATAGACCGAAACCTGCGGAGAGCATTGTCCGAGCCATCTCAAGGCTGATTTTCTCCTGCATATATTGCCTGACAATACGCATCAGGTTTTGGTACTCACGGCCAGATAGTTTCTTGATGTTGTCGTTGGAGGCCAAGCCTTGCGGTGCAGTAGGCTCAGGGCTGACCTCTACGGCCGTGGTTGCGCCTGCAAGACCCGAACCTTCTGCCTTTGGAGGCAAGGACACCAAGGCTCTAATTTCGTTGGCAGACATCGATTCCAAGACCTTGTTAGCAACCAACGGAGAGAGTGAATTGATGGCCGTGATAACGTCTTGAACGCTTGATTCGGTCTTGATTTCAATCGGTGGCAAGCCTGCTTTCTCACGCAGTTCAGCAGGGGTCATGGCTTGAAGGAGAGCCTGTTCGCTCAACTGCTCCGTGATTGGATTGGTAGGAATCAATTCCATACCCTCAACTCCGTTGAAAGACCCCAAGTAGTTTATCATTCTCTCAACCTTCTGCACACGGTCGTTGATGTAGGTGGCCTTGAATAACTCGTAAGCCTCCACCAGTTCTTGCCTGCCCCCAAGTTGGCCTTCGGTTTTCACGCCGAAGAGCATGGGGTTTACGACCCTGTGCGAAATGAATATCTCTTGCTGGATGGCTTTGTTCAAAATCTCAAATTGCTTGTCCATATCGCTTGGAGTCAATGGCTCCAGCGTAGGGGCTTTGCTGACATCGTCATTGAAGGTCACAACGAAGCGGCCAGCGTTGTCCGTGCCGCTGAACTTGCGCTTGATTTGCCTTTCGATGTCGCCCTGTTCTTCAGGGGTTGGGATGCCGTTGTTGAAGTTTATCAAATACCCACCCCAAAAGTTGTTGCGCAGGTTGTTGTTGTGAAAGTTTGCCACCTGTACGTCCGCTTCTATCCAAGCCAAACCGCCCATGTATTCGGGGAGGGGATAGGACTTCACGCCTGCGGCATACACCCGATAATAAAACAACTGCTTGCCGATGCGATTGTCAGGGTCAAAGGCAGGGATTTTCTCGACATCGCCAATCTTCGGGAATAACTGCACCATGTCATCGTTGTACCACTCCGCCACTTGGAACATCCGCTCCTCTTTGTCCACTCGGATTTTCTCGAATGGTATGTGTTCCATCTTCGCAATCGTTCCCATCTTATTCCAGTGAACGCAGACCGCAAAGCCGTTAAAGATTTCCAAGTCAAGGACAAGCTTTTCGGTGATGTCGTTCAGGTCATCGTGTTCGGATAATCCGTCAAAGAATTTCGCATATCGGGCCTGTTGCTCCACGGTCATCTTCTCGCCTGCCTTCCAGCCACCACCTACGATGTAGTTCACTTTTCCGTTAACAATGGCGTTATGTTTTGAACTGCGGCGGTAGTTATCCAGCAGATAGTATGGGTACTCGTTAAACGCACCGTAAGTGATGTACTTGCCCGCTTTGTTTTCGAGCATTACAGGCACTTTGTGTTCTATCCCAAGCCACTGGGTGAAGGATTGCTTTATGCTCATAGCGTGTGGGCGGTAAAGGTGAGGGCCGAAATTGTGATGGCAGAGGCACTATCCATGGCGTTGATGTAGATGGTAAACTCGTCGTTTGCTGCGCCTTGGAGTACAGTTTCGGTGAACACCGCATGGCCGTTGTTGTGCGATAGCGTGAGGTCAGCCATCGATTGTGCAATGATTGTGCCGTTCTTGGCGATGTAGATTTTTATCTGCGCACTATTGACCTGCGAAATGACCATGTTCACCGACACTCGAAGCATGGCACTCGTTGTGCCTGTGTAGGTCAGCGATGTGGTGGTGCGTGAAAAGTTGTAGGTTGACAAAACGCCCGATTTCATTGCAGTCGTCAACTTGACGGCTTGCCCTTGGGTTGGGGTCCAGTTGGTTGCTTGGTCCAAGTACAGGTTTCCAACGCCACGCTCTCGGTCAAGCGTTGCGGTATCGGCAAGGTCATCGAATAGTCCACCTACACGAGCGGCGGTATTCGCTCCTGCGGCGGTTTCGGTGGTTATAGTTGCGGCACTTGCCACCAACTGGCTTCGGGTTTGTACGCTCATGCGAAGGATGGGTCAAAGGTTGAATCAAAAACACCCTCATCGGTCGCCCCGAAAACGGTGTACTGGATAGAATTTGCGTAGGTGTTGTACGTCAGGCTGACTACCTGTACATACGCCAAGCCTGTTTCAACCACCGCAAGGGCTGCTGCAACCGTGCTATTGGTATCGTAAACTTCGTACCGATAGGAACCCGTTTCAAGCGACCCCACGGCAAGCGAAAATTTGTCATAGCGGTTGGTGTATGAAGAAAGGTTGGCCGATTTCAGCAGAGTGAAGTCGGTGCTGACGTTCTTGGCGATGTTGGTCAGCCGCAAGATATAGCGGTCGCCCGAAGATGCCCGTTGCGTCCAAGTGACGACAATCGTGTTCGTGGTGTTGGGGGATAGGTATATCATCCTATTCCCAAATGTAGTTTGCGCCCGAATTTCACAATTTGCGCCCGATGCTTCGGTATAGTTCGGATCTGCGCTCTGCCGTCTTGCTGATGTCAAACCGCTCCCGCACATCCTTGCTCAACTGCACGGCCAAGGCTTTGGCGTAGTCGGGTTCGTTAATAAAGCGTTTCACGGCTTTATACCACGCATCCTTCTTGCCGTATGGGATGAGCAGGCCGTTGTGGCCGTGGACCAAAATATCGGTATAGGGGATGGTTTCGGATGCTATTATCGCCTTGCCCATCCAGCCTGCCTCAACGACCTTCAACTCGGATTTGAGGCGGTTGAACTTGGTGTCACGCAGGGGTGCAATCGTGGCGTTGATGAAGTTGTAGCCTCCAACGTAGGAGTAGATGTCAGCGGCTTGGATGCGGCCGTAGTTCGCATTCTTGCCATTGCAGGAGAGCATCCGCTCGTAGTCCACATAGACAGGGTTCTCGTTCCATCCGCCGAGGTAGATTTTGTATCTTCCATCAAGCGACTTGTCATGGGCGAGCAAGTCAAAGGAGTTTTGAACCAAAGCGATGTCCTCCTGATGCTGCGCCCCTCCGAACCATCCAATCTTGAACAGGTGTGGGTCAGGCTCTGCACTTGCGTCAGGAATGTACTGCTGATATGCTTCGTACGGCTCATTCGGTAGGATCGTCACGGCCTTGTTCAGCAGGCGAATCTTCTGCGCCAAGTGTTCGGTAGTGGTCGTTACATGGTCAGCCAAGCGGATATGCTCCCGAATCTGCTCGTCCAACTTTGTGGTCAGGTAATGGCGGTACATGATGTGCCCCGATTCCAGTACCCAATAGTCATCCAAGTCCAAGATTACCTTCGCTCCAAACGCCGTTAGAGCCTTGTACACGCCACGAATTTGTTCGAGAGTACCTTGACACCAAAGACGATTGAAAAGCCAAATATCGACCGTCTTTAGGTCTTCATCGTTGACGTTGGCGATGTTGTCCACGCACACATAGTCAAACTCCGTGTAGTTGTCGCCAAGGTAGGCATTGGGCATTTCCAACCGATAAAAGGAACACCCTGTTGGATGAGCGTTGTAAACGATGCAGATTCTCATGGCGTAAAGATAAAAACAAAAGGGCCACCCCTTTCGAGATGGCCCAGTCCACTAAACCAAAGCGGGGTATGAGGCCCGCAGGTCAAAGATACTTACGAACCGCTGATTTGTTGCGCAGCGGCGGAGAATGTTGTGCTTTGGATGAGCAACATCGGGTTTGTTTCCATGCCCGACAAGGTCATCTCGTAGCCGCTCCTGTCACCGAATGCAGTGCCAGTTCCAGCAGTGCCAGCGGTAGCTTCCAATCCGTTGTCAGCACCGAGCAACCAATAGCGGCTGTTGTTGTCTTGGACGATGACAATCACACGGTTGCGAGCCAAGAGGCGCAGTTCATTGCGGACGGCAACCTGCAGCTTGTTGATGGTGAAGGTAACCTCAGGAGTGTAGAACAGGGTTCCGTTCTCTACTGATGCGTTGAGCGTTTCGGTCATGGACGAAGTGGCTTTGGTCAGGTCGTACTCGAAGAATGAGCCTGATGCGTAGCCTGTAAAGCCAGTCACCGTTCCGCTGCCGTTGGTGTTCACGGAGCCTGTGGTGTTGAAGGCTTGGACATAAATTGCTTTGATGCCGCCAATAGAATCTCGGCATCCGAGGGCGTACCCTGTAGTGAGCGAACAAGACATAGTGTATATTTTAGGGGGTTAAAGTCAGTAAAATAACGGGGGGAAGTTTCCCTCCCCCCTTACACTTAGGCCAAGCGGAAGTCAACCACAAGGTCGGGATAGGCTACCTGCACACCTACTTTGAAGGCGGCTTGGAAGCGGACTTCATCATTGTCCTTGGAGTACCACAAGGAGAAGTTTTCCTCATCGGAGAGCAAGTCGGTTCCGTAGAAGAAATTGCCGAGGTAGGAGCAGACGATGCGGTTCGTGCCAGTCAAGCCGGGAACTGCAACCACACGGACGTTAGTACCGGGGTAGATGATGTCGCCATCAGCAAGACCTTGGAGGTCAACTTGGTTGTACATCACGCCAGTGTTGGCTTTGAACGCTCCAATCAAGGTACGGAAGTTGTTCCAACCGCAGAAGATTATGAGGTCGTTGCGGGTCAAGATGGCCTGCGGGATTTGGTTGTAGATGTTGTCAAATACGCTGATGACGTTGCTGGTTGTGATTGAAGAAACAGCACCAGTGTTGCCTGATACGGTTGAACCCGATGCAGCGTTGAGGATGGTCAACAAACCTGTGACCAAGGTAGAACCTGACCAGATTGCGTTCTCCAAAGCCTCGGCGATGCGAAGGGCTTTCTGCTCGGCAAAGGCTTGCTCAAAAGGAACGCCATCGTAGGTTGAGCCTTGGGTCAACTGCGACTGCATCCAGTATTGCTCCAAGGAACGAGGGCAAAGAGCCTCTTGGATTTTGATGGGTGCAACGGTGATGTTGCGCTGTGTGAAGGTTGTGGTTCCTGATGCAGTCCATCCGCAAGCAGTACCAGCGGCAAGTGCAGCATCGGTGTCCATCAAGTTCAGGGCAGCGGCTGATTTGATACCTACCTGCTTGGTGAACAGGGCGGCAGTACGGGCCGAGAATACGGCCTTGGTGATGAGCGGCAACCTTTGCTGCTCGGTGTAAGCGGTTAGTGTTCCAAGAGAGAATGACATGGCTTTTTGTTTTGGGGGTTAAGGGTTAATTGGATTTTTTGAGGGTCTGTATTGCTTGTGCGAGTGAATTGAAGTTCTGCGATGCAGCGGCTTTGCGTTGCTCCACGATTGCGGATGCAGTAGGCTTGGGGGCTTCGCTTGGGAGTTCGGCAACCTTCTCGACAATGTCGGTCATGGTTTCCATTTGGCTTGCAAAGGCGGCCATTTTCTCCTTCATCGTTCCCAGTTCGGTGTATGCGGCTTTGAGTTCCTCCATGATGCTGACGAGGTGCTTCTTGACGATTTCCTCAACCATTGCAGGGTCAAGGGTTGGGTAGCCTTCCTTCACTTCTTCCACGATTTCAACGGCGGTGTCGGGTGCGATTTCAGCAGCAACGGCGACTTCCTCGGCAGGTGCTGGGGCTTCGGCCACAACCACTTCGGTGATTTTGCCGCCTTCGGTCTTGACTACGCCAACGCCTTCAACGGTGTGTTCGCCGTCAGGGGCAGGCAGGGTTGCGTCTTCGGTGATTACATACACGGGAGTACCTGCAACGAGGTCGCCATCTACTCGGATGACCGTGCCATCGGCCAACTTGTAGTCGGCAAAAGCTTGCTTTTGGGTTGTGAACTTCCGCAGTTCGGTGCGGAGCGTTTCGATAGCTGATTTTAGGTTCATAGATTAAAGGGATTTGTAGGTTGGGTTGATATGTTGCAAAAAAGCGGTTAAGTCATCTGCGAGGCCAGCGAGTGCGACCTCAAGTTCGGTGCCTGTGTTCTTCATGCCGAACAAGCCTTCCACCGAGAAACCTTTGAAGGCGTGGCGGTTCTCCCAAACTTCGTCGTTCTCGACTTTGAACGATCCGAACCAAGAACCGTCGGGAGTGTCCTCGTAGCCCTTGGGAGGCATTACGCCACGCTCTGCATCGGTGATATAGGATTCGAACATGAACACGCCATCGAGTTCGGCGTTGTGGTAGGCGTTGACGTTGTGCTGGTTGCCTTGCTTGAAGTACTTCTGCACGATTTTGCGAATCGTGGCCTTGTCAAAGACCACATAATACTCTCCGTAGGTGTCATCCTTGCGGAAGATGGGGGTGTCTGCAAGCATCAGCGGTCCAGTCAGCACCCTTCGCTCTCCAGTTTCAGCAAAGCGTTGCGGGGTCTTGGCAAAGGCTTGGAATGGCTTTTCAATAGCGGGCATATCAACGAGGGCCACGAATTGCACACCTTCGTCCACCTCATCAACCGTCATTCGGTAAATAGGAAGTTCCATGCGGGGAGATGTAGGACTTAGCCCAATGTTGCAAATTCGGACAAACGGCGTACCCTGCTGGTGGTCTGCTGAATATCCCTCTCCACCACATAGGCACGCATGGGTTGGCTGCCTTGGCCTTGGCCGCCCGACAGTTCGCCAGTTCCGAGGTTCGTGGTTTGCGGATTTGTGAACGTAGGGGCAGGAGTTGATGAAGACGTTCCCGCAGGGGTGGGAGGCGGTGTTCCTGTGCTTGTTGACTTGAATTGCGTTTTGGAAATTGCAGCAACCCGTGCAAGACCTTGGGCAATAGCAATGCCCGCCGCAACGGACGCACGAATTGGAGCAGATGGGTCAGGAACGGTCATCTGCGATTTATACGCTCCCTGTGCTGCGGCAAAGGTGTCAATGAGGGTCTGCGCTATGCCCGCCGCCTTGTTGACGTTAAAGGCTCTCTTTTGCGATTCCTCGCTGCTTCCAGCAAATGCGTTGGCAAGTTCGCCAATAGTATTAAACCCATCGCTTGCGAGTTTAACCTTTTGTTCTTCAATAAACTTTTGGTCTTCGAGCCTTTTCTTTTGCCCCTCTAATTCATTGTTTGCTTGGGTGGTTCGCCTTGCACCCTCACGTTGCATCCTTGCGATGTCATCTTGCTCCTGCTTGTCATCTGCTTCTTTTTGCTTGTCTGCACGTTCTTGCTGGACATTTCTTAATTGAATAGCAAACTCCTTCTCTTTATCCAATTTTTCCTTGCGGATAATCGCTTCAAGGTCTGCGGTGTCTTTGCCGTGTTTTTTTAGTTTAGCAAGGTCAGCGGCATACTTTTGGTCTATTGCGATAAGTTCTTTTCTAAACCCTTCGGCATTTAATAGCAATAGGTCATTACGGTATTTTTTTTGTATCTCAAAGAGTTCTTTTTGGGTTTCTTTTCGTTTTTTGTCCTTTTCAATTAAATCGTTGGTGTGCTTTTCATAGGCATCTCGATAATTCTCTAATTGAGCCTCTTGCCTTGCCAACGCAAGACCTTCTTCCATGGCCCTTTGCTTTGGGTCAGGTAGGTTAAGGTATCTGCGTACTGCCGCCGTTAATTCATCCCACTTGGCTATCAATAGCCCAATGGCCGCAACTGCCGCACCGATACCCGTGGCAAGGAGTGCAATCCTAAACGCTCGCATTGCTCCAGTTGCCGTACCTACGGCCACGGCGTACAACTTGGTCGCTGCCGTGTTGATTCCCATCATCACCGCCGATTCCTTCTGCAAGAGGTTAGCCACCTGCTGAACACCGTTGGCAAGGGCCATGGCTCCCTGCACCTTGAGCATCGCCTTCTGCAAATCCTCGTTCTCATCTCCGAACAACGCCGCCGCT